TCACTTGTTCCGCCACAGCAGCCCGAAGCGCATCCAGTCATGCGACGTCAACGCGTGCCTCAGCATGCAACCGATGACCTCGCTTTGACTGGCCTCATAGGTCTTCCCGATCCGCTGCACCTGCTGCAGCAGCCCAGGGTCTATGTACAGATCAACGCGCTTCTTGCCGTCGCGGTATCGCCGCAGGCGAGCGTTTCCGGTGCTGTTTGCGCGCTTAGGGTCAGTTGATGCCTGCATAGCCACCCCCCTCCAAAAAACGCGTGGCGGGCCGTTTTGGCACCTCTGCGTGCAGTACGAACCAGTCACGCCAGCGCGACAGTTCCGAATAGACAACGGCCTGACCTTGAAGCATGCAGTCATAGCAAGCCGACACAGCATCTGCGACGCGAGGGAACCAGCCCAGGTCGACGGGCTTGCCCATTTCGAAGTCTCCGAAGGCGCTGTAGCGATTCGTGAAGGCCTGCCCCTCGCGGAATGCCTTGACGATGTACTTGGCGATGTACGAGGCAATGCGGGCAGGGGAGCGCATGCTGTTGCGCTTGCGCCGGGCCAGATCGATGTTGCCGCCACGCTCTTTCGTGACTCCACGCCAGACGCTGCGGATCGCGTCAAAGCTTTTGACCTGGTAGGTTTGGCCCTGGTCATTCCTGCGCTCAAAGACGCGGGGCACGTTCGCAGTCGCAATGTGCCAATGAATTGCACCGCGCGCCTGGTACTCATACACCGCTACAGCCTTGAACTCAGGCATGTACCGACGCATGCGACGCACGAACTCTTTCAGATCCTTTTTGGATCGCTCCAGATCCGTCTCGTTTGCGCGATACGTGAGCGTCAGCAGGGTGTCTGATCCCATCGCTTTGCAGAGCTTGCGCACCTTGACCTTTGCACGATTCGCCGCGATGGTCAGCGACCGTTCGCGCATCTCCTCGGCCTCCTCCTCGCGCCGTTCAATGACGCGCTCCAGGTAGGTCTCCAGGGCTATGTGATTCCACTCACGCTCCACCCAGACCGTGGGGGCAGTGCCGGTGATTTCCATGTGACCATTGCCCAGGTCATGGGCCTTCACACGCATGCCCTCGCCCGTGCTGCCATCAAAGACTGTGAGAGCCTCGCCACGACGATGCATGTGCAGCAGTTCTTCAGGGGTGTATCGACGCGTAGGGTTCGCATCACAGATAATTCGGATCATGTTGACCAGTCGTGTTGGTTGACGTCACGAGCCCCGGACGGTTGCCGCCGTCGCGGGGTTCACCTTTTTCAGAGCCCTGCTGCTCTGTATGTCCCAAAGTGTTTATGGGATAAATCTAGGCCGCGCTGCGCGCGGCCCGCCCCTGCGCTCCGCCTGCAGGGGACAGGCCACCCGCACGCCGGCCTCATCAGACTCACGACCATGCAGGAGACAGAGCCGCATACGCGGGGGCAACCATGTGTCTTAGGGCGACGGTTTGCGGCCCGCTGTGCATGAGCGCAGCGCATCGCGTACAGGGGCCAGCGCAGGAGCAATCGCAACGACGCTGCAGGGCATGCAACAAAGCAATGGGGAGCGAGCGACAGGCGCGCTGGTGGCGCCGTGAGCACATCGACGGGCACGCCGCGCGACTGGGTGTTGACCTCACTGCAGGACACTACGCACCTGCGCATTGCGTGCAGCCAGGCCCTGCGAGTAGCCATCGGCTTGGCCTGGCAGTCGCCCCGACTCAGCTGCCCGGACAACGTCCGACAAGCCGATCTGCGGGGGCAAGTCGGGCGCTCGATACTCGGCCTCCACAACCCGCCCAGCTGGCGGTCGGACTTCCGGTTGCTTTGGTGCATCGCTCACGATCGCAGGCTGCCCGCGATCCTGCGATAGCTGCCAATCGACAAAGTAGCCATTGCGCACAATCTGACCGCAAACCTCAGCCGAGACAGCCATCTTTGTGCCCTGCTGGGTGTAGCAGTCGCACCGATTCTTCGCAGAGACACATGCAGCCGGATAGGGCGCAATCACAGGCTTAGTCACTTCATCGTAGCGGGGTGCCGTGTGCACAAAGTCGGATAGCCGCGGCTTGAAAGACGATACATATTCAGCCGCCGTCATAACAGTACGAGCTGGCCCCATGGGGCGAGCATCCGCAGCGGCCTGCTGCACAGAAACCGCCGCAGATTCAGCAGGCTTGGCACCGCCACGGGTGGCCCCCTTGAATCCGTAGTAGCCAAGCACCGGGATAGCAACCGCACACGCCGCCAGCAGCCACACCTGTTTTGGGATGCGCCTTTTCCCTGTATGCAGACTTGCGGACTCGTACCAGTCGTAAACCTCCTTTGGATATTTACGTGTGGAGACCGTACCTCGAGCGCCTGCGCCCGGTTGCTCACACTTGAGCTCAGCGAAATTGAACTGCAACTCGCTGGCCATTTCAGAGCCAAAGAGGCGCTTGAAATGCCTATGCCAGCTAGGCGACTCGATCAACCGACGAATATTTACATGGATGAGCGACGGATGAGGGGTAATCATCCAGAAATCAAAACCACGCTTGCGCCTGTATTGAGCGACTGCGTTGATGTAATCCGGCAACTCACCCTGAATCTTTGCCGGAAACTCGTTCTGACACTCATCAAATATACAGATAGACCCATCTGGCAAGTCCTGCCATTTCTTCGGGTCAAATTCTTGCCAGCCCCACTCCAACAGGATAGGTTTGGGAGTGAATCCGTGGAAATAAACAGGCCGATTCTCCTTTAGCTGCTGATCTCGAACGTCCTTCAGCGTAAAAAGAGTCTTGCCAGCACCATTGCCACCAGTACTTAAGTAGATCATAACGACATCAAGTTATTATGAGCTTCTTAAAGCTGTCACTATTGAGTCCATTCAGCAGCATGGACGCAAACATGCAGCTAAACAAGATAGTAAGAGCCGTGCCGACCTTAGCCAGCCCCAATAGCTGCACAACCTCACCAGGCAATCCCGAGAGACTGCTAATAATCATATCCTTGAGAAAATTGAGAGCCTTAGAAACCCCGTAATAGGTGATAAGACTTAGACCCAAGGCAGCAAGAGTCCTGCCCACAAAACCCGCTGTCAAGGACAGCAACACACCACCGATAGAGCCAACAAAAGCGGGGAGCATCAGGAATCCCTCCTAGTAATAATGCGAGCACCTGCGATGCCAGCACAAACGACGATGACAACACCAAACATGCTGATATACGGACAGAGGGATGAATAAGGAATGGTCACTTCGCCGTAGGAGAAGGATATTTTCCGGTCGGCAGGGCAGCTACCACTACCAATGAAGTCGTCGCCGCCATTGACGTACTGTGACACATCAACATCCTTATTACCCTTCAAGCCGTCGAGTACAGAACCTTCCTTATCCTTTTCCTTCGCGTAGAGCTTGTAAGCCTCATTATCCGTATCCTGAAATAACTCGCAGGATCTCTTGTGCTGCTCTTTTGCAATGGCGCACTGAATAGCGTCCCCCTCACACGACCAACCGCCCGAACAACTACCACCAAAACTACTCTTATCCTCATCGTCGTCACCGTCACCATTGCCGTTCCCATTACCACTGCCGTTCCCACTACCACCGCCCGGCCCCTTCGGATCAAGAGCCTTACAAACACTGCTACCAGGATTACGCGAACAATAATCATCCTTAGGCACTTGAGTAACGGTGGTGGAACCCCCAGTGCTATTGCCATCAGGGCCGATCTTTGTAACTTTAGTCTCAGTAGTACAGGTGCTACCCGTGCAGGTTGTCTTAGTGTCGGTCCGAGTCTTCGAACCGTCGCTATTCGTCTCCGTCCTTGTAGTTTTGTCACCCTCAGCCTCACCGTAGGGCAAACAGACTGAGACACCGTTAACAGTACCAGACTGGCCATTGCATTTGCCGGGGTCCTTACTATCCGGAGGAGTAACTTCTTTCTCGTCCTCCTTCCCCTCATTCAGTTTATTTATCACGTTTGGATCGCATGTGGAGCCAACATATTTACCGTTCCCAGTCGTATAGCTTTTCCCCGCGTCATCCTTCACCGTGACTGTCGTCCCAGTACTAACTAGGCAACCCTTAGAACAGTTCGGAAATGCAGGAGTGCTGCCCCCGCCGGAATTGAAGTTTTCAGCAGCCTGACAAACAAAATCCGCCCCCTGCCCCGGAGATCGAAATTGTGATGCCCACCCCTGACGGCCGGAACAGAAATCCCCAAGGCCCGCACACGGCGCATCTTCATCAGGAAAACAACCACCCAGTTGCCGTTTAAACCCGGCCTTGCAGTCACACTGCCCGTCGACTTTCACCGCATTTGCAACGCACTCACCACCACCAGTATCCGGAACACACTGATTCCCTAGCTCAGCAAAACCGGCTTTGCAAACGCACTCATCACCGCTCTGGGTCGAATTAGCAGGACAGGCAGCCTTCTGTGTACGATAACTACCACGTACCCAACTGGGATTATCTTTAGTAGCAAGATCACAGGTCGGATCAACACTCGTTATGCGTATGCCATAGCGCGTAATATCCTCAGACGGACGATCATTAAAATCGTAATTGCACGCAGCCGCCTTTGTCGGAAACCAACGCAGCCCATCGAGCGAATACTCAAGAGGCATAGTTATCCCGGCATGCACGGCACAACACGTAAGAGTCAACAGAAGCGCAACAAGGAAACGTGCAGAAACGCTCAGGCGGTAAAGATAAGCCATAGCGCCCCCAAAACCGCAATCAGAATAAAAAGACCGGCGCCCATATTTACCCCCTGTTAAATGCGCCCGACTGGACGCATTGAGCAGGGTTCGGGACGTCTCCCGAACTCAGCCGATCAACGCAGCGCGCTGCGCACCCAGCGGAAAGCCACGACAGCCACGATCACCAGCAGCACGGCTCCACCAATGAGGGTGATCGGGTCCACCTGAGCTTTGATGTCCGTGACGACAGGCGCCACGTCGATGGCCGCCGCAAAAGCAGAACCAGTCGCCAGTGCATACGCAGGAATCGCGACAAGCGCGCTTTGAGTTGCCTTTTTCATATCACTCCCTTTCAGAGTTTGGGGACTCATCGATTTTGAGGATGCGGATAAACATGCGGAATGCCCATCCGACCGCCCAGCAGAGGCCGATAGCAAGAGCTATTTGCCCCCCTCCTGCTGCATCGATGTCAAGCAGCGGAATTGAAAATTGGTGCTGCACAGTAATCGTGCAGGCTTGATTGCATTGGATAACTTGCTCAGCCATTGCGGTTGAGGCGATGGCGAGCGAGCGCCCGCATGCGTGCCGTGTAGATGCGCGTGCAGCGATCCATCCAGCCGCTCATGCCTGAGATCACTCGCGTGAGCACCGACATGAACAAGCCGAAAGCCAGCGCACCGAGCGCGCCACCGCACATCGCCAGCCACACGAATGTGAAAGCGAAATGCTGCAGTTGGGCTTCCGTGAGCGTGGCCATGGGTCAGGCCTTAGGAGCAGCGGGCGCTGCGACAGCAGGTGCAGCACGGCCCACAGGAGCCAGCGACGGCACGGGCGTGAAGTCAACGATGGCGGGCATGATCTTGCGAGACTGGAAGTCAACGCGCATGCCGTAGACGGGGGCATACAGGCCCCGAGTGATCTTGCCGACAAGAGGGGCAGGCACGGGTGTGACGCCGACTTGCAGTTCGACGCCATCAGCATCGAGCGTGAGGCAATCGACCTCTTGAAATTCGTAGGGCTTGCCGTTCTTGCCGGTGCCCTTGCGGATTTCTTGCACGACCAGGACCTTGATGAATGCGGGCAGGGGTGTAGACATGGTGTTTCCTTGACAGACTGCGTAATGAAATCCCGCGCAGTTCGGGCTATGCGAGCAACAGCGCTCTACGCTTTCCCGCACGCGAGGAAGCGTGCAGGGCTGTCACGGTGCATGCCCCACGGATTGCGCCGGGACAGCTAACCCGGAACTGCCCGCGAGGGCTTGGCCGGGGGCATGCGTAAAGCAGGAAGAGTGAGCAGTCATGCAACACTCCCCATATGGGAATAAGGAGCAACGAAATGCTGCAGAGAATTGCACTGGCCGCACTCATATGCACCGGCACGGCCACCGACGCCGAAACCATCTACAAATGCGGAAACGCGTATAGCGACGAGCCATGCAAAGGAGCAACAGTCGTCGACGTGCTCCCGACAGAAGGAGCCCACAGCCTGAGCGGGAAAAAGCGCATGAGCAATGAAGCGATCAACCGAAGCGGCCAACGAGCCCTTGACGATCTCCGAGAAAAGGTCATAGGCATCCCAGCTGAAGAAAGCGCACGCAGACGAGAAGAACGACGCCACAAATCCATACCCCGGATCAAGGTAGAGCCTTGAACGGGTGCCCCCCACCTGGCCGACCGTGGCGGGAGCCGCCAGGCACGCGCCCTGGTCTTGCTGACCAGGCGGAGGACGTAAAGAAGATCTAGAAGGCATGCTGGCGGCTCCTGTTGCTGACGACACACCAGGCGCAAACCTTGAAACGTGGGCTCTTTCACATGCGCATGCGCATGACGCCAACGGCCTAAGCCGCCACCCCTGGGAACGCCTTGTTCAGACTTGGGGTGCAGTTCGCTTGCCTGGTCACACAAGGGCCGCTGCGCTGCTTCTGGCTGTAGCCCCCAGGGGGGCGCGTAGCAGGCTCATGTGCAAGAATTACCAAATTGGTACAGTAAGCAATTTGGTAACTGCATCATAGATTGGAGTAAGCAAAATGGCAACCCAAGAAGAAATAAATTTGCTGATCGACAAGGCTGCAGCCGTGGCTGGCAACCAAGTGAGGCTTGCGGAGCTACTTGGGATGCCCAAGAGCAACATCACTCAGATGAAGCAGGGGAAACGCCACGTCAACTGGCGTGTAAGAGGAAAGCTCCGTGCAATCTTGGGCGAGGACCCTGCACATGCTTTCATGGCATCCATGGTCGAGGATCTAGAGCAGTCAGAAAACGAGGACGAAAAAAAAGCCGCCGATGGCTTCAAAACCATGCTGGCGGCGTTTCCTGCTGTTGACTGGCGGAGACTGTGA